TGCATAAGGATATTGTGTTCTGCTTGGAATACAAGCATGTAGTTAAAAGTACCAGAGATACCAAGAGGCATACCATCGGAGAAAGAACCCTGACCAAAGGGGTAGACGAGGAAAACAGCAGTTGCAGCAGCAACGGGTGCGCTATAAGCAACACAGATCCAGGGACGCATACCCAGGCGGTAGGAGAGTTCCCACTCACGACCCATATAAGCGAAGACGCCAATAAGGAAGTGGAAGACTACGAGTTGGTAAGGACCACCGTTATACAGCCACTCATCAAGAGAAGCAGCTTCCCAAATGGGATAGAAGTGGAGTCCAATTGCGTTTGAAGAAGGAACGACAGCACCAGAGATGATGTTGTTACCGTACATGAGTGAACCAGCGACGGGTTCACGGATACCGTCAATATCGACGGGGGGTGCTGCGATGAACGCAACAATGAAACAAATAGTAGCAGCCAGCAGGGTAGGGATCATCAGAGTACCGAACCAACCCACATAGAGGCGGTTCTCGGTAGAAGTTACCCACTGACAAAACGATTCCCAGTTAGATTGGGACTGGGGGCGTGAAAGTGTTTGAGCCATTTTAAATAAGAATAAGTAAGACCATCAGGGAAATGGTGGAGTTACTATTCCTCTGCGCCCTAGGCAGAGGTATGAGAGACTGTTCTTTAGACACGCTGTTTAGTCTCGGTCAGGCGTGTTTACAACCAGTTAAAGAACTTTACATTCCGTAACGTGTTGATGTATTTATAATACTCTGGTTCGGTTTTCCTGTCAATAGAAAAAGATGAGTATTTTTACCGAAAAAAAGGACCCGTTGACTAGACGGGCCCTGAAAGCTTATGATCTTTTATGTCATCGGTTATCGGTCGTGATGGGAGGATAAAATCGACCTGCAGATGCGTTTGCATGTGTTGTGTTCTTCGTCACACTCAACTAAGCAGTCAAAATAATCGTTGATCCTATCGGTTTCATCCTGGGCATCTGAAAGAACAGGACTGTGCAATTTCCACTCTGCTAGTTGGTTATACGAAAGTAAATTGTGCATAATTGATTCTCCACTTACACATTCAGAAGTTATGACAAAGAGGGGGCTTTCATTTCATAATCTTCTTCCCAATTCTATCACTACTTATAAGAGAAAATGTCGATATTACAACAAAAAATGGTATATTTAACAACAATTATTCTTTAGTAACACAATCGATTAAGTTACTTTACGCAAGAGGCACATACATGTGCCAGTTCTGGAAGATGTTCAAAGTACCCAAAGTCAAACACGGCATCGAGTTCCCAGATAAACATTGGGTGAGCGATGGGAGATGTAGTCCAAGGGTCATCCATCTGCACCGCTCCCTCTAAAGTAAAGTCTTTGGACATACAGATCTTCATAAACTCAGATCCTTGAACTTGATTCAGGGATACCTCAGAAGCCCAATCCCAGAAAGGAGTCTTATGAATACTTCCTCTATGGTAATGGAAAGCAATGAAGTCTCGGAATGAACTTAGATATGTAGTGTACTGATTATTCAATTCATCTTCCGACATTTCATATGTGAAATACTCAACCGCCAAAGTGGCAAGGGTTGTGTAGAGAGGAACTCCATATCCGTGAAGAGGTTCATATGTATAGAGAGCATTTCCATTTCTCAGAATTCTTCCATCAACAAACTTCTTTGAGTGATAATGGGGCCAACTAAAAGACTTTACGTTATCTCTAAGTTTATCGTAATCAATGTGTTGTCTGGGAATCCTATGTTCTCTAAGGAATCTATGTGAGTCCTCAATGGCCTCTTCTTTTGTAGTAACCTTATTATTGTATAGGTATCCCCAACTGCTCCTGTTACTAACTGGTATACCAAACATCCAACCATTTGGATGGGCAATATGATAGGTCCATTCCCAGTCTCCTGGTTTATCACAGACGTTTATGATAGCAGAATTGATTACAATCGATTCTGGGCTCTCATATGTATCATCAAATTCCTGCGGTATACCTCTACAGTCAATAATATAATGATATTCGTGCGTCTCTCCATTCATTGAGAGATATGCTCTCTTGGAGTCCTGCCAAAACCTATCTACAGTACCATGAACTTCTTTAAACTTGTGTCCCCAATAATGTTTGAGTCTTGGCAGTACAAATGATCTCCAAGAATATGTGTCAGCGTGTACTCCTTGACAAGACAAAGACAGATATCCGTTGAGGCTCTCAGGAAAGTTCTGAGACTCACACCAGTCCACAAGGGCAACACCATGTTTAATTGTGGCATTTACTTCCTTCATGTCAAAGGGAAACTGGAACTGCAACGCTCCCCTTAGTAACTGAACGAAGTCATGCGAAAGACTTTCTCCCACGCCAATAATAGGCGAATTAGGATCATGAATAAGATCTATTTTTAAATTCTCTGGAGATCTGGAACACATCACCATAGCCGTGACTAGCCCTCCAGTTCCTCCACCAATGACAGCAATTTTCATAGTGAACCTGGCCAACGAAAAAAAGCCCAGAATTTTTTTCCGAGCTTTTTTGGAATCAAAGTCCGTTTTTGGTACGGCCTCCCTCTTTAGTTTTGTTATACACTATGATCTCATTTCCATCATGGGTGAAGACGAGTTCATCATCATGGTCCCAACAAAGTTCTTCGTAGAGAGCATTGAGTTTCTCCATGTCTTCATAGAGAGCGTTAGGGTTAGGCATAATGTATACTACTTAATGCTTGAATCTAACATATTTAGATGGGGTTGTAAACGGGTTGCATTAACCCACCCCCACCTTGATCATCATCGTCATCCTCGCTAGGGTTACCCATCATGAGTATGAATACCAAGAAAGGTATCATAGGAAAGAGAAACGTCATCAACGTTTCATTCATGATTCATCACCACTTTGAGTCAACATAGCTGCAGACCCAAATGCCAACAACATTAACGTTGCTACTGCGAGGAATCCCATTAGAAAATGCCAGGAATGATTTGTCCTGTAGTTACATAGGCACCAACTGCGGCTACGAAACCGATCATTGCTGCCCAACCGTTAAACTTTTCTGCTTCTGGTGTCATTGTTTTTCTCCTATGGTTTTAAACTAATCCGAAAAATAGGTTACCTGTGAAGGCATATGAGATTGCTCCGAAGAGAATTCCCATCATTGCGGCACGTCCGTTCCAAAGCTCTGCTTTCTCAGCGTGCGTTTGGTATCCATAACGCTCAGCGTCTGTCTTTGAGATCCATGGTTGCGTTTCTTTTGCAAACATGTTCTGCTGTCCATACTCGTTTGTTGTAACAGTCATGATACAAATGTGTCCCTTATGTAACGAATTACTACATAATTATATAGGAAACGTAAAGTTTTGTCAACAAAGTTAACAATCGATTTTCCAGATTCTCTGACAATAGTCCTTAATAGATCTGTCTGAAGAGAAGAACCCAGATCTGGCAATGTTTTTCAGGGATTTCTTATACCAATCTTTTCTGTCAACCCAGTTCTCACTAACCTGATCTTGTACAGAAACGTAGTGTTCTAGGTCAGCCAAAACAAAGAATGGATCGTGATTAATAATGTTGTCTAATAGGTCCGAGAAAAGATTCTGATCACCGTGACTAAAATGTCCAACTCTAATCAGATTTAATGCCTCTTCAATCTCATGGTTGAGGAAATTCCTTGGATAGTATCCATTGGATTGTAACTGACCAATCTCTTCCTCATTTTTACCAAACAAGAAGAAGTTTTCCTCACCTACAAGGTCACGGATCTCTACGTTAGCACCATCAAGTGTACCAATAGTCAAAGCACCGTTCATCTGGAACTTCATATTACCTGTACCAGATGCTTCCTTACCTGCGGTAGAGATCTGTTCTGATAGATCTGCGGCAGGGTAAACCAACTCACCCAACTTGACACTATAGTTTGGAAGGAATACAACTTTAAGTTTACCCTCCATGTCTGGGTCGGAATTAATTACCTCAGCAAGACAATTAATAAAGTGGATGATCTGTTTGGCCATGTAATATCCAGGTGCAGCTTTACCACCAAAGATTACGGTTCTGGGAACATAACTGGCACCATTCTTAATGCGAAGGTATTGAATAACAACTTCAAGAGCCTTCAGGTGTTGTCTCTTGTACTCATGAATCCTCTTCACATGAACATCAAACATACTAGAAGGATCTACAAGTACACCAAGATTATTATTGATGTAAGAAGCAAGTTTATGTTTTCCAATCAGTTTGGTCTCTGCAATCTTCTCTAGAAGATTAGAATCATCCTGTTGGTCTTCCAGTTTCCTAAGGATATCCATGTTGGTTACCCACTCAGGTCCAACAGCATCATCTAAAACCTCAGCGAGTGGTTGATTACATGACTTCAACCAACGTCGTGGAGTCACACCATTAGTAACGTTCTCGAACTTGTGTGGCCACAAATCATAGAACTCTGGCATCAACTGACTCTTGACCAACTCAGAGTGGAGAACTGCAACACCATTCACATGGTGAGATCCAACAGTTGCAAGGTGAGCCATTCGTACAGACTTGTTACCATCTTCACAGATGATAGAGAGTTTAGAAAGCATCTCAGAATCGCCAGGATACTTCAATCTAACTACCTGTAGGAACCTCTCATTGATCTCGTAGATGATCTCTAGGTGACGAGGCAGGAGTTCTTCGAACATACTAACGTCCCACTTCTCTAACGCCTCAGGCAGGAGTGTATGGTTGGTATATGCAATCGACTTACTTGTAACACTCCATGCTGTATCCCAGTCCAACTGATGTTCATCAATCAACAGTCTCATCAACTCTGCGACAGCAATAGATGGATGAGTATCATTGAGTTGCAGTGTATAGTAGTCTGCAAAATCAGTTACAGGAACACCCCTCTTGATAAGAGACATCAACATGTCCTGAATAGAACAACTCACAAAGAAGAATTGTTGTTTCAGTCTCAACTGGCGTCCTGCATCTGTTCCATCGTTAGGGTACAGAACCTTAGAGATAGTCTCAGAACGAACACTCTCTTCTACAGATCCAAGATAGTCTCCCTGATTGAAAGCACCAAAGTCAAATATATCTTTAGCATCGGCTCTCCAGAGTCTTAACTTATTACACCCGTTTTTATATCCCACCTGAAGAACGTCATAAGGAACACCCTCAACAATCTGAGAGGGAACCCAACGACTTTTATATGTACCATCAGTGGATGAAGTATAGTGTTCTACCTTGCCACCGAATCCAACTGTACGAGTGTCAGCAGGGTAGGCAAGTTCCCAAGGCCATCCACCATGCAACCAGTTATCAGTAACCTCATACTGTTGATTATCAGAAATGACCTGTTTAAAGATACCAAATTTATATCTAATACCGTATCCAATAGCAGGTACTTCTAGAGTCGATAGAGACTCCATATAACATGCAGCCAGACGACCAAGACCTCCATTACCCAGTCCAGGTTCCTCTGACTTCTCTAGAACCTCCTCAAGGGTAAGATCATACTGTTCTAATGCTTGTCTGGCTTCCTCTTGAATACCAAGGTTGACAAGATTATTTCCTAACTGTGGTCCAATCAAAAATTCTGCGGACAAGTATGCAACTTGTTTTGTATTCTCAGACTTGTCTAACTGATTCAGATGAAGATCCATCATCCGATCCCTTACTGCATAACAGAGTGCCATATAAAAATCATATGCACTTGCAGTATCGACACGTTTTCCTAGAGTATAAAAGATATGTTGTCCAATACTTTCTAGGAGTTCATTCTTATTAGTTGTGGTCATGGTTAGTTAGTGATAGAAGGCAAATCGAATTTGTACCATCCAGTTGCGATGTACTTCTTCTGTGTTTCGGAAATTTGACTCTTGTGTGTATGTGTCCAGTATGCAGGCCAAATAACTGCACGTCCTGCAATTGCTTCAATAATAGTTTCTTGTTCTAAAAACATAGTTCCCCCATCAGGAACGTCATTCAAATAAATCATCCATACCAGAATCCTATTAGTTCCTGATACTGAATCGGGATAATCCTCCCACCCACCTTGTTCACAATGCCATCCTTTGAATCCACCGCCAGGTTGATACATCTGGATGTTGTACTTATGATCTAGACTCCACTCATCACTAACATTGGCGACACCAGGGTGTTGTTCAATGTACTCATCTGTAAGTTCGATAAGTTTTTCTTTAAGTATTAGATCACAAGCATCTTCAGTATTGAAAGACTTACACCAATCAGTAGAATCTTTCCATGCCTTGTTAGCATCATAAGACCCCTGAGTTACCCCAGGGGTAAATTCACCATGATTAATGTGAAACAATTTTATTAATCGTTCACACTCTTTTGGTGTTAAAACATTATCCTTCACATATGTGAACTTCATGCATTCAGTCTCTCTTCAATCGCGAGCAATGTTTCATATGGAATCCATGCAGGTTCCTCATCTTTGAATTGAACCTCCACTTCTTTTACATTTTTCTGTAGCCACTTTGAGTACACAACACGAGTGTTTTGTACATAGGAAATAGGATTCATGTAACTATTTTTCATTTGGTTCTATCCTATCACTTATCGGACATCATGTCCACCAAACATGTAACGCATACCATTCAAGATTTTGTTTGCATATCTTCCTAACTTTCTCGAATTAAATCGTTCAAAGAGAGCAGCAGATATAACAGGAGTGGGCACGCCGAGGTCCACAGCAGCATGAAGAGTCCAACGACCTTCACCACTATCGCTGACACCCCCGTCAAACTTGTTGAGATCGTCATGATCGTGGCGTAATACATCAGCGGTAAGGTCAAGTAACCAGCTACCAACAACAGAACCACGACGCCAAAGCTCAGCAACCTCAGTAGTATCAATGTCGTACTGATAATCTTCGGGGTGTTCCATGGGAGCGACCTCGGCATCGCCTTCCACCACATAACTTCTTCCTGCATTTGCCTCATGAAGTAGGTTAAAACCTTCCGCATAAGCTTGCATGATTCCATATTCAACTCCGTTATGGACCATCTTTACGAAGTGACCTGCGCCTGGTGGTCCACAATGTAACCAACCAAATTCTGCACTAGTTGATGTTGTGTATGGATCTGTTCTGGGTGCTGCACCCATGCCAGGTGAAAGAGCCCTGAAAATGGGGGCACAAACAGATACTGCCACACTTGAACCACCAACCATAAGACAGTATCCACGCTCCAAACCAAACACACCACCGCTAGTACCGCAGTCAATAAATTGGATACCCAAGTTTTCCAAGAATTTTGCCCTGCGTCTACTGTCTTTAAAATTGGAATTGCCATGATCAATAATAATATCTCCACTGCTAAGTAATGGTAGTAACTCATTGATTGTCTCCTCTACGTTTTCTGCAGGGACAACCAACTGAAAAATACCATTCTCCAGTCCTCCCTTCTTTACCTCCTGTACAAGTAATGGAATGTCAGTGGTAACTCCACTAACATAACCCTTTTCATATGCCTCTTGGGCCTTTTGGTAGTTGCGGCGATAACCCCAAACTTCAATACCTTCTTTCATCATGCGGCGAGACATGCCCTCGCCCATTCTCCCTAGTCCGATGATACCGACTCTCATTTTAAGCTCCTGGATAATCCCATTTTGTAATTGACTGATGCCCTTTTGGTCCCCACTCACCTGAGAAGTATGGGGACGGTTTCGTGTCTATTCTACATGCCTCTCCCTGGCATAGAAGATCATCTACAATCCTCCAAGATTCTAAAACCTCTTCGGAGTGAACAAAGTGTGATTGATCTCCATGGATGGCGTCATATAATAATTTGACATAACCATCACTTGCATTCTCTGTCGGATACTGATGCGACAGGACTGCCGTTTGTACCTTGTCCTCAAGACCAGGCGATTTAATATCGATACTAATATTGAGTGAAGGATTTGGTTGAATACGAATATAAATTTTATCTTCGTAATCATGTCCTTGAAATAGATGCAATGGTGGTTGTTTCAATTTAATAACAACCTCAGCACATCTCATAGGCATCTTCTTACCTGTCAAGAAGTAGAAGGGAACACCCTTCCATCTCCAATTATCTATGTAGATATCGCCAGCACTGTATGTGGCAGTCTGTGACGACTCTTTAACACCTTCTTCTTCTCTGTACCCAACATACTGACCAGAGGTAAGTTTTTCACCAAGTCTGGCAGCAGCAAGAACTTTAACTTTCTCTCTACGAATTTCTCTTGCACTATTTCTGCAAGGTGGTTCCATTGCAATCAACGAAAGTATTTGCAGCATATGATTCTGCAACATATCACGGACTGCACCAGCACCTTCATAGTATTGAGATCTACCTTCACATCCGATAGTCTCGGTAGCAAAGATCTGCACCTCACTCACATAGTTTCTGTTCCAGAGAGGTTCCAATAATGTATTAGAGAATCTCGTAGCAAGTATATTATTGACCGTATCTTTGCCAAGATAATGATCAATACGATAGACCTGTTTCTCACGGAGATGTTCAGACACTACCTGCTGAAGATTCTCAGCAGATTTCAAGTCATGTCCAAATGGTTTCTCAATAACCACCCTAGACTTATCAATGTCATCTAGACATCCAGCCAACTTCAAATGTTTAATTCCATCTGCATACTTTTCTGGTGGTACAGAAAGAAAGTATGTGGTATTGCAATCAAATTTAAGAACACCTAAAGACTCAGGTCTACTGAGATTGACGGGTTTATAGTCCATCAAGTCTTGAAATGCCTTCGGGTACTCCCCAATCTTCTCAAACCATTCATATCTCTTGAGAACAGTTCGAGATGCACCAATAATTTTAAAGTTTCTGGGGAGAAGTTTCCTCAACCAGAGTTCATACAAAGAAGGTATTAGTTTACGGCGACAGAGATCTCCTGTCGCACCGAAAATTACTATGCAATTATCCATCAATTACGCCACTGAATACCATCACCACTCAAAGGATCCCATGGAGCCTGTTGAGAAAACATAAGACTCAAAATCGTATAACAGATCAACCATACGATATTGATGAACATGTTTTGTTGAAATGCGAACCTTCTAAATCGCATGGCACCAATCTTGGCATTATCTGAGGCAGTCTCAGATCGTAGAACAACTTGTTCAATGACCAGAGATACAAGAAAGATTCCTGCAAGTGGTAACCACCAAAAATTGGCAAAACTTAGAATGTATAAAAGAATTACTTTCATCCTTTGACTTCTCTTTGGAAATATTCGGGGAGTGGACACCCCTTGAAACTATTAATCTCGTCCACTGCTAATACAAACATTGTACAAAAACCAAGGCAAAATGCAAATAACATCTGAGGAAAGTTATAGTTCCCCATGTATGCTGTGGGATCAGGTTCATCATCGTGAGGATGAATCTGTTTTCTTATCTGATCTATTCTTTTTTGTTTCTCCTTTTCTTTGTCATCCATTTTATCCTCGGTATCTACCTGGCCATGTTAACTGCATTCCAGAAACTAACAATAGAATAAACGCAAATGCAAACAATACACTCATTTGATCATCTCAATTGCACTATGTAGTTCTCTTGAATGTTCCAGTTCATCGTTCAAGATCTCAAGGATTTTTTCATCAGGACCATTCAAAGCAAGATACTTTGCATAAGTCTCTGCTGCATGGATCTCTACTTCGTAGGAGAGATGGTAAGCAGCGCGAGGAGCCACCCAATAATAAACCACATTGACCCAATAGTAGATAAGTACAAGGTGTCGGGCGAAAAAGCGATCAATCCAATAAGAATTGCCACCCCTACTTTCCATGTATTCCAGATGTTCTGTTTCGTTAAGAGTTTGAGCAAAATGTTCCTCCATCAGATAGATGTG